ACGTCACTCTCAAGCCCCAGTCCGATCCAACCGCCTCCCACGTGGTACATGGATACACTGAAGACCAGATCACAACAATGCGACAAGGATTCCCTCAGCACTGGAACGGAGAGCAAATTGCACAAATTGAACTCAAAGATGCTCAAGGAGTAACTTACGAGTTAGATCAAGCAGAACGCTTCAATGCATTTGGCTTTAACAAGTTCAAAGGATGGACTTGCAACGCAGGATATCAAGGATGTGTTATACGTGAGAACGAAGTCAAGCGTAGCTACAGTTGCCACGATGAGCCCTTAGGCACGTTAGACGGCGGATTTGAGCTCTTTAAGGCACCACGCAAGTGTATTACTCCTAGTTGTGTAAGTAGTGCTGATAGCAAAATACCAAAGGTAAAATATGAAAATTGATATACAAGACGTATTATTTTGGATGGATGCTATTCGCAACAGCGATGATAGATATCGCACACTTGAAAGTTTTTGGAAAGGGCAAATAAACAGTAAAGTATGGCTAGCAACCGAGTTATATAAAACAATATCCAAAACAAAGAAGAATAATATAGTTATATACGGTGGTTGGAACGGAGTGCTGGCAAGTATACTGTTTAACAGTCGCCTACCGTTAAACAGCATTACAAGCGTGGATATAGACCCTGTGTGCGAAGATATAGCAAACACAGTAAACAAGCGTTATGAAATGAAAGGCAAGTTTAGTGCTGTAACAGCAGACATGTGTGAATATACAAAATCTGCAGATGTAGTTATAAACACTAGTTGTGAGCATATTTCACAAGAACAATACGAACAATGGTTAGACAATCAACCAGACGATGCACTATTTGTTGTACAGAGCAATAACTATTTTGCACACGATGAACATATACGTTGTGCAATAGATGCAGATGACTTTATGCGTATGAGTAAACTTAAACCGTTTTGGCGCGGTGAATTTGAAACTCCTAAGTATACTCGTTATATGATAATAGGTAAAAAGAAAAATGTTTAGCTTTAGTGATTTAAAAGATATACACTTAGAAATTACAAATCGCTGCCAAGCAAGTTGTCCAATGTGTAGTAGAAACTATCACGGCGGTCTTGAAAATCCTCTCATTAAAAACAATGACTGGACATTAGAAGATTTTAAAAAGATAATATCAATAGATGTACTTGAACAAATAAATGGTTTTTACTTTTGTGGAAACTTTGGTGATCCTATTATCAATGACGAATTAATTGAGATGGTAGAATATGCCGCAACAATTAATCCTAAATTAAATATTAGAATACACACAAACGGAAGTGCAAGAAATATAGACTGGTGGACACGACTTGCAACAGTATTGCCGGATACACATAACGTTATTTTTGCCATTGACGGATTAGAAGATACACATAAGCTCTATCGAATAGGAACAAGCTACAGAAAGATATTACAAAATGCAAAAGCATTTATTGATGCAGGTGGAACAGCAGAATGGTGTTTTATAAAATTTAAACACAACGAGCATCAAGTAGAACAAGCACAGGACATTGCAAAACAACTAGGCTTTAGCTTATTTGTTGAAAAGAATAGCAGCAGATTTATCGGTACTCCTAAATTTCCTGTATACAACAAGACTGGAGAAACTACACATTACTTAGAAGCACCTAGTAATAGTGATGTTACATTTATTACAGAAGACACAGTTAAAAATTATAAAGATATATTAAGTAATTCAAAAATAGACTGTTATGTATTACAAACTAAAGAAGTATATATTGATGCATATAAAAATATATTTCCCTGTTGCTTCTTAGCAAGCACACCATACAACTATGCAAAACCAAATGACATTACAACTACGGTAAGAACACACATGCACGAACAGTATTTAGACTTAATAGAAAAATTAGGAAATACTAATGCACTTGAAAATACGTTACAACAAGTAATTGATTCACTTCCTTGGCAAACTGTGTGGAAAAACTATTGGGGCGACGACATGTTAATTACATGCGCAAGAACTTGTGGTCGATCAAAAGAATTGCCTAAGCCCAAGGATCAATTTATTAAAGTAATAGGATTAAACAATGAGTGAAAACTGGTGGTATAATAATAAAGATAGTGAACTAGGTAAGTATCAGCGAAACATTGAAACTAGTTCAAATAGTCCTACATTCTGCGTTTTACCTTGGATACATTTTGCTACTAGGCCCAATGGTGATATGAGATTATGCTGTTCGTCAAATGCTAGTGGCGCAGGAGGAGACCATACTGTTGGTCTTGTCAAAATGGAAAACGGTAAAGCAGCTAACTTTGGCAAAGATACACCTATGGAAGCATGGAATAATGAATACATGAAAAGTGTAAGGACGACTATGCTTGATGGCAAAATACCTGCAAGTTGTGCAAAGTGTTTTCAAGAAGAAAAGGTGGGCGTAGTAAGTAAGCGTATATGGGAAACAGAAACTTGGCGTCGAGATGACGACGGCGTAGATATTCCATACTTAATTGAGCAAACACAAGCAGACGGAACAGTACCGGAAGAATTAGTTTACTTAGATCTGCGACTAGGCCATACGTGTAATATTAAATGCGTAATGTGTAGTCCACACGATAGTTCAAAGTGGGTAGCAGATCATAAAAAACTTATTCCTGTATTACAAGATCCGGAAGTTAAAAGGCAAATGCAATTTGACAGAAGTACATTTAACAATAAGTGGCATGAAAAAGATACATTCTGGGAAGAAATGTATGCACAAATACCTAATCTAAAACAAGTGTACTTTGCAGGCGGCGAGCCTTTAATGATTAAAGAACACAAGATGTTTATTGAAGAAATATTACGTCAAGGATATCAAGATAAAATACTTCTACGTTATAACTCTAATGGATTATTAGTTGACGAAGATCTAATTGAAATGTGGAGCAAGTTTAAAAAAGTAAAGTTTGCTATTAGTATGGATGCTAGTCACGGACGTGACGAATATATACGCTTTCCTACAGACTTTGAAACTGTAGAAAAAACTCTACATATGCTTGACAACACGCCTGATAACATACAAACAAGTTTAGCAACAGCAATACAAATATTCAATGTAAAGCACTTGCCTGACTTTATGAAATGGAAACTTGAAAGTGGATTTAAAAAGCTAAATGTTGGTACAGTTCCGGGTGGTGTACAAATGGGCGGCGGCTTAGTTAATATGCACTTACTGTACATTCCAACGTTCCTTAGTATTCAAATACTACCAGAACACGACAAGCAAGAAGTTAAAGAACGCTTTATGGACTTCAAAGATTACTTGTGGAACAATTACAGACAAGACGATGATTTTTGGAAGCATAATCCGTATGGATGGAAACGTTGGGAAGCTGTAATGAATCATATGAATGCACAAGACAACAGTCATTTACTTCCGGGCTTTAAAGAATACACAAACAAACTTGATGCAATACGTAACCTAAATGCAGCAAAAGTATTTCCTGAACTTGCACACTTGTTATGATCAACCGCATTGAAAACAATCAAGATCTAGATTTAGTTCGTATTGAATATATGCCAGGTAACGTCTGCAACCATAAGTGTCATTATTGTTTTCCAGGAAGTAATGAAGGTAATTATATTTGGCCTGATGTTGAAGTAGTAAAAAGGAATTTGTCTCATTTACTTACACATTATGAAAATAATGGCAAACCTAAAAGTAACTTATATATTGTAGGAGGCGAACCTACACTGTGGAAAGGCTTAGAGGAATTATGCCAATACCTAAAAGCAAATCATAATATTATTATAGAAATGAGTACAAATGGTACACGTAAAAAAATCTGGTGGAAAAATAATGCAAAAAACTTTGATCATGTTGAAGTCAGTGTACACAGAGAGTTTGCTAACTTAGATCATCTTATTGAGGTATGCGACACACTGTATGACTTAGGAGTGTTTGTTAATGCTGATGTTTTAATAGATCCAGATGCTTGGGATCAGTGTATAGATAATGTTGAATATTTGAAAACAAATTCTAAAAATAAATGGCCGATTATTGCAAAAGTAGTTCACTTCAACGGTAAACATAGATATAACGATACACAACTAGAATATTTTAAAGAAGTAATTAAACAATACCCTACACAAGAATGGTTTGAAACAACAACTAAAAAGCCTCTTAGAGAAGTTAAAATACACACCGACGATAATATTATTGTTGTAAACAATGACAACTATCTAATAGCAAATGGATTAAATAATTTTCAAGGCTGGACTTGTAACTTAGGTGTAGATTTTATAAAAATATTTCCAGATGGAAGAATTACAGGAAACTGTCAACAGAAGTTATTTGGTAATCTACACAATAATGATTTTACACAAACATATAGTCCTATAATTGAACCATTAATATGTAATAGACAACTATGTGTATGTAGTGAAGAAACGGTAGTAGCAAAACATGCCTGACTTTGATATATTAGAACCTTTAGATAATCTATACTTTTCAGTAGAATGGGAAACTACTTTAAAATGTAATCTAGACTGTAGTTACTGTGGTAAAGATGGACATGATAACACTAAACCTCATCCTAGTTTAGATGATAGTTTAAAAACACTAGACTTTATGTTTGATTACTTAGACCTACAAATGAAAGATAAACCGCAATACTTTCAACAGCATGTTAATTTAAATATATTTGGCGGGGAAAGTTTATTTCACCCTAATATTATAGAAATATTAGATTATGCAAATAAAAAAAGAAATGCGGCATCTTGGCAAATGCATATAAGCACAATTACTAATGCAGCAGTTGGCCCAAATCTTTGGAAAAAGATAGTAGATAAAATAGATTATTTTACTGTTAGTTTCCATGTAGAAAGTTTAGATAAACAAAAAGATCAAATAAAACAAAATTTATTATATCTACAAAATAAAGAAAAAAAGTTTCACGTTAGTGTTATGATGCACCCTAAGTATTGGGATGATTGTATTAACATTGTAGAATGGTGTAAAACTAATAATATGGCTTGTACTCCGAGACAAATAGACCACCACTGGTTAGATCGAAGATTTATATATAATGACAAGCAATCATCTTTTTTAACCGGAGAAGAACCTATTAGAATAGTAGATAAAATAGGAAAGGCATTAACTAGTGGTATAAAGTTAACACCACCTGGCCGATCTTGTTGTAGTAATCAAAATATGTGTACTAACAAATGTGATACAGTTAATTATGTGCAAAATAACTTTAAAGGATGGCATTGTAGTGTAGATAAATTCTTTTTATATATTAGACAGACAACCGGCGAAGTTTTTACAAACAAAGATTGTAAAATGAATCATGAAGGGAAAGTTGGTCCTATTGGTTATTTAAACGACACTCAATCTATTATTAATAATCTAAAAAAAGGAACACCTACTATTATATGTAAAAAGTCTGCGTGTTGGTGCGGGCTGTGTGCTCCTAAAGCAAGTAACAAAACGGATTATACCACAATAATGGAAAAATATAAGAGATAAAAACTGTTAAACGTGTTCTTTAAATATAAGTTCCCATTCAGAAGCTTCTTTGGCCTTAGGTATACACATACCACATCCGCAACGTGCATTAGGGCAAATCATTGGAGTGTCTAATTGAATTTCGTCTAGCATTTGTTTAGTATTTGACAAGTTACCAATTGCACCTATAGTTCCGTCTTTACGTGCTTGACATGTTTGATGATGATATACTTCGCCAGTTTCTTGGTCAATGTGTAAAAAGAACCAGTCAACCATGCAGTGCCAACCTTTAAATTTATTTTCAACTAATTTAACTGGTTGCCAGTTATCTTCAACTAGTCCTTCTAAGCATCTTCCGCCACAACACTTACGACCCATTTCTTCGCCTTCAGCAGGACGTTGGGCTTTTTCAGTTATACCAATGTCTTTCCAAAACCAGTCTACTTGATCAGCACTATATTCGTGACTTGTTCTTCGCATAATGCCGTCACTATCTTTAAACCATCCAGCTTGGGTTTCATTGCCGTCGCCTAATGGAACAGCATTATATTTAATATTATAGAGTTTACAAAATTCAACTATCTCTTTTGCTTCCTCAAAATAATCTACATGCATCATTACATTCATTTGTAGCCAGACATGTTTAAGTTCTTTTACTAGTAATATATTATCAAGCACTCTTTGTTTTAGCATAGGATCAGCTTCAGCATGCCAGCTAATAGTAATTCCGTCTATGTATTTTGCTATTCGATCTATATGCTTCTTTGGCCAAGTACCGTTAGTAGTTAAACCTACATTGTAACCTTCATAGGTTTTTATATGTTTTACAATATCCCAAAACTGTGGATTAACTGTAGGTTCACCACCTGTAAAATCTATATTAACGTGTTGTTGATTTTTTTTATGTAAGTTGTACTTTGTAGTCCATTCCTGTATAAAGCTGAATGTATTTTTCATTGAATCTAACGATGCGTGTTTACTTGTATTATTATGTCTACTTGCTAGACAATATGTACAATCGTAGTTACATCGTCTTCCTAAATCCCATGTAACCATCATTGGTTCTGGATTAATTAAATTAATTGCGGTTGTTGTCGTTATCATTCGTTTATAACCTTTGTAAGAGGAATATCGGCAACACAAGTACACCATTTGCGTGTACATATAATTGGATCTAAAGGTTGTTCAAATGTGCCATTATAAATATTTCCTAAACTTCCGCCCACTCTACATGTGGCGCGATGAACTTCTCCATCCCAGTTGATCATTAAACTTTCTAGACCAGCGTTACACTTCCATCCTTCGAACTGATTTAACTTGTGTTTGATAATATCGTTAGCATGTATTTTAGTTTCTTCGTCTACTACACAGTTTGCTTTTACAGTTGCCGTTTTACTTAAGATCCATTCTAAGTCTTTTTCTTTATACCGCATATCGTCAAACCAATCGCGATCATCTGCTTCGGTCCATCGTATACGTCTGCACACATAAGGTATATTATGTCCTTCTAATAATATAGCAGCAGCTTTTACATCGTCCATATATTCATGATGACACATTAGATTAACTTGGAACAGCGTATCTTTACTTTCCATATCTAATAGCTGTGTATACCTTAGAACATTTTCTGATGCTCTCATAGAATGTTCGTTATCAAAATGTAAACTAAACACCCATTGATCAACAGGTTGTTTTACATACCATTCGGGATGTCTTAGTCCGTTGGTTGTAACACTCAGCCATTGTAGTCGCTTACTTGCACATTCTAATATATCATTAATCTTAGGATGTACAGTAGGTTCACCACCAGTTAAACTTAATCGAATAGGTTTGTTTATTTGCTCTAGTTCATAAATGGTGTTAACCATAACGTCTAAATCAGTGTGTGGCGAAAAGTTATCATGTATTTCTGCAGGACAGTATGCACAATCTAAATTACAGCGTTTCCCAATGTTCCATTCAACATGGATACTATCTTGATGTCCCCAGCGACTTTCTACTTTAAACATATTGTTTAAACTCTGGGTTAGCTAATAAAAAATCTTGTCCCCGGGTTTTATCTAAACGTTTGTTAAATTCAATACAGTCTTGCCAGTGTGTGGGGTGCATATCTTTTGCTTGTAAGAAATTGATATTATCCTGTATTTGTTGTAGAGTAACCTGTTTGATAATGTCGTTTTCTTTTACTAGTTTATAGTCTAATACCTTAGTCTTCATTTGTTCTAAGCGGTTAACAACTTTTGTTTTGAGTAATTGTGGTATAACCTGCGCACTAAGAGCCATTGGATAGTTTACTCTATGCGAATAAAATATAATACCCATTTCTTCTAAAAAGTATTCAATAACTTCGTCAATTTGCATAATGTTATTTGCTTGTACAGTAAATGCACCTACAACCCTGCTTACATTAGGAAAGCTCTTAAATATTTTTACATTTTTTTCTATTTCACTAAACTTGCCGTTGCCTCTAATGTATTCATATGTGTCGTATATACCGTCTATGCTTACGTTTACAGCAATGCTTTTAAACTTAGGCCAATAGTCGTGTATAGTTCGCCCGCCTTTAATACCTAGTGTAGTACCGTTTGTAGCGTATTTTAATTCTATATTCTCACCGTACTGTGCAAGTTTGTCTAGTATCTTATAGTGGTATGGATCCATTAACGGCTCACCGCCTGCAAACTCTACACGTCTAAAGAACGGTAGTAGTTTTTCAAAACTTGACCACCAGTTATCTGAGTTGTCAAATGGTCCAATATATTGTCCTGGCTTGTCTACTAGTGCATCGACTGTTGGTATTAGATAGTTGTTTTCTTTTTTGTAAAATTCAGTAACTTGATCCCAATCTTTCCAGCTTGTACTGTCCAAAGGATTGCACATACGACACTTTAAATTACACAAGTTATTGAGCTTAATTTCCATTGTAGGAAACTCAAAAGGCATGCTGTAATCGTCGTCTAAAGCGTCTAATGCATCAGGGTACAAGTTGACCCTAGCTTCCGGTATTACCCCCGCTGTATGACGCTGTCGTAAGCTCTGTACACCCTGATCTTCAAGGTCAAAGCACGGTTTACATACATCAGGACGTTCGTCATTTAGTACTTGTCTGCGTACTTCTTTCATAGCATTGTTATTCCATGCTTCTTCCAAAGTTTCTTTTTGTATCCATCCAATAGGCTGACTACGACAGCATACTTTGATAGCACCATCTTCTCTTGTAGCTAATCCTGTAAATGGATGCATACAAAATGTGCAACTATTTGACTTTGCCAAGAGCCCACTCCCTTTCTTTACACCAAAAGCAGTTTCCACACTCCGGAACATTGTCACCTGGTTTATATGTTTTATAATTCAATCCTTCAAACTCTCCTTCACAACTTCGAGTAGTATCTAATAAATCTGTAATGTTGTGATTATAATATTGTTGTATGATCCAGTCTTTTTTAGTATACACGAAAGGATGACAAATGTCAATACCATTATGTACAAAATGTGGCTCAATGTGTCCATAGTCACGTTCTTCAACTTTGCCCGGAATATCAACATCTGGATTCATATTTACACCTGCATAAAGCGCATCTAAGTTGTACTTGTGTGCAATATACTCGTTGTGCGAGCGTAGTATAATTCTGTTGCCTGACTTCATTTTTCCATATTCGTCTTTGATAAGATATTCTGTAGGTTCCTCTAATTCAGGCGGAACTAAATTCTTATGTACATAAAACATATGATCAAAGTTATTTTTAAACCATGCAATTACATTGTCGGCAACGTCTTCTTGCCAAGGTCTTGTTTTCCAGCAACGTATTTGTGTATTAAAATGTATTTCTATAGTTGTACTTACATTTTTACATATTAAGTAAGTGAGTAATGCACTGTCAGCACCACCACTTAAACTAATTCCAATACGTTTCCAATCTTTATTAATATTTAACAATGTATTATATCCTCAAACCAATGACAGTTATTGTATTTAATTTTTGTATTTTCAATTTTTTGAATTGCTAGTTTAATATCTTGATTACTATATTGTAAGTGTGTCATAGGATATTCTGATAGTATTGTACTAGTACATAATAATGTATCATCTTTCATAAACTTTGTTATTTTGTCAGTGTTTTTTATTAAATCTATGTGTATAAATGATATGTTAGTATTTTCGCGCCAAGTGTTCCATAACGGAAAAAAATTCTGTACTGTATCAGTTTTAAGTGAATTAGAAAATATTAAGTCTGATTCTATAATAGGCTCGAGTAAAATATCTTTATCTTTACACCAATCCAAAACAAACGTCTCGTAATTGTTTCCGTCCCAATTTGCATACAGATGTTTTTTAAATTCAATATTATAAAAATTTGTATCATAGAATACTAATGTATTGCTACCTGCATTTAATGCTGTCATTTCTCCTAGAAATCCAGTTGCCGGAGATATCACAGTGTCTATATTTGAAAACATAGGAGAGTTTTCAAAGTGCCAAACGTTTAGAACTTTAAATTCCAATAAGTCATTGATTAATTCAATAAACAATTCTTGTGCATTATCTAATCCTTCTATAATTTTTAGACTCTTAAGAGCATCTTCAAACCTATCAGTATTTTGAAGAGGATAACAATATCCTCGAGCTGGCAAATGCATACGTAGTCTGTTAGGAGGATATCGCCAATTTTCGTCCCAGTTACTAACACTAAAATTGTTTTCTAAACATTGTTCGATTATCTTAGTACCAAATTTGTCGTGTCTTGTTACAATATTATCTTCCATTGTAACGTATAAAGGAGCCCAGCCGCCGTGCATATCTTCAACACTCCGGCGTAAGTATTTGCCTTTAGCATATCCTTCATTAAAATTTAAATTTTTAAATGCAGATGTTCTTAATATAAAAAATTGTTCGTGAAAGTGTGGAGTTGTCTCATCGTCTTTTTGTAGTAAATGTGCCATTAGCCCTATATTAGACGGAATGTTATGTATGCTATTCCATATATGATCCGGCTCTAATATCACAGTGCCTGCAGTTGCTACTATGATTAACTCTGTTTTATCTAAATATTTTTCAATATCGTAATACGAATCTACAACTTCAATGGGGTAACCGTCATTATTGGTGATACTAATGAACGATTTAGTTATCTGCATCATTTTATCATTTAACCAAGCACTATTAGAAAAGCTCGGTACTAAAACGAAAATCGCCTTGTGCATTTTGATCCTCCATTGCTTGATTCATTATTGATTTCCATTCATCTGTTGAATCGTAGTGGTGTACTATTAGATGATATCGATCTTGATTACTATCATTCTTTACAGAGTGTGTATAACTAATATTTACAGCATAAGCATCTCCAGGTAAAAAGTTTAAAGTACCTTCTTCCCAGTGCCATACACATTCTTTAGGATTTGATATTGCAAAGTTTACAGCACCTAGTACTTTATGATCAGTATCAGTATGTGGCTCAATATATCCTCCCGGCTCAAGCAACATAAAACGAACTCGAGCATAATGGTTACTAGGATACACTTGTTCTAACCATTTTTTTGTAACAGGACAAGAATCAGCTATTTCTGTCCATTGCATATCACTTACAGCATCTTGGCAAGAATCGTAATATTCAGCCCATGCATACGGTTCTTTACTAGACTTGCCTATAATAGGAAGGCTATACCAACCTTTGGTTTTGTAAGTACTTCTGTATTCTATAAATTTATCTTTTAGTGCAGAAGCTTCTTTTAAAATTTCTTCATGTGGAAATGGAATATTTAATTTTAAACACTTAGCATTACTAAAAAAATATTCACGACCTATGTCCATCGTTCGTGCCTTTCTAAATTTTCAATGAATTTATCAGCGTGTATTTGCCATACTGTTTGATCAGTATGTCTATAATGTATGTCTTTGATTTTTTCAACAATGCCTAATTTAGCAAGTGTAGGAAAGTAATAGCTGTGTACTAATCTTTGGCTAGCAACAGTACTTGAATTACTTGTAGCATACATATTACCGTGTCCTGCCCATTTAATACATTGTGGAAGTAAAAATTGATCTGTTAAATTTTGATGTTCGGCAACTAACTTTTTAGGAGTAATAAGGCCTTTGTCCTTGCGGGACTCTGCAAATGTGCATACTCTAGTAAGTATTCTATAACTGTTTGGTCCCATAACATCGTCAAAACTGTGTGCTGCACAACTACCAACAGCACGATTGTTTTCGTATAATATCCAAACTTGCCATTCACGTTCGTTATTAAAGCAATCAATCATTGCTTTTTGACTACTGTTATTAACAAATCCTCTACTAGTTGCTTCTGCATAAAACTCAGTTAGATCAAGTTGAGGGGTCCACTCTACTAGATTAAACATAAATTTCTTTAGCCTTTTCCATTACATCATCTCTAAAGTTTGTTTTAAAACTATCAAATGCTAACAATTGTATTTTTTGATGTTGAGTCGGCGCATCAACGTCAATGCCATTTGCTTGCATTTTAGGAAATAAGTCTGCTTGTCTATCTTCACTAATGTGGCTCATTACACTACGTAAACTTATATCGTCATCACTTGAATCGTATGTAAAGAAATAATTCATACTTTTGAGTTTACCGTCTACAATAAAATAACTTGAAGGGTGCAAACTATATTTGGTTAATCCTAAGTCTTTGTGTGCTTGTATAATTTCAAGCATCTGTGTATCCCAATCTGGTAAAACTTTCGAATAATCTGTACCAACACATCCAGCAAGTTCCCACATGTCAGGCCCGTCTATTTCTAAGTAGACTTTCCTAAACTCGTAGTCAATTTTAAATGCTGGTACGTGTTGCGGATACTCCTCACGCATTAGTCTAAGATACTTTATTTCACGTTCAAACTTTTCATCCATTAAGTCTGCATCAACAACTTGATTATGTCCTCCGTGGTATCCTTCATCGTTGTAATACCATTGACAAAACTTTCGTTTGTCGTCACTAATAAGGCTAGTGTAGATAAGATTGTTTCTACACAGTCCTTTTTCAGGTACATTGTTGTAATAATAGTCATAATGATTCTGCATACTATTACTTACCGATAAGTATATATATGATTAAAGGAATTGGCGGGAAGCCCTATATAAACTTAGACCCTTACTTAGATATAGATGGATTTAAACAAATGCATCCTGAAATTTGTAAAGGATTTGCACTTGCACGTGACTATGCAAAAGAAGGCACCTGGATGGCCCCTGGATTTGATTGGAAAGATGCTAGTTATATAATGAACTGGAAACCAATCTATAAAGCATGGGAAGAATATCAAGAACTAGATGATACTAATCCTATCAAGATTGAAGGTAATAAAATATTACCTAAAGATTTTGGTGATTACAAACAGCGTAATATCTTTACACGCTATCTTAAAACTACATTGGGAGCAAACGATCCGTACATATATTACTTTTTATGGAATGAAGGTGACTGGAATCAACGTAGTGCTGAACGTCAAAAAACAGAAGAAGCAATGTACTTTCCAGGAGTAGTTAATTGGGTTGAAAACTTACAAACACAAGGAATTATTGATCGTATTGGCAGAGTTATATTTTTTCACTGTGACCATAATGGTCGAGCATTTGAACATAGAGACTTAGACGCAGATAATGGAGTACACGATGATAATCAATATAGTCCGCACAATGATGAATTTATACATATACGATATCGCACAAAGAGAGGATTCTATGTTTGGGATCCCGAGAGCGAAAATAAACACTACATAAACTGTAATGCAGCATTTTGGAATGACCAAGATTGGCACGGTGGTGAAAGTAGTGAAGAAGTAGAATATGGATTACGTATTGACTGTAAATTTACATCTGAGTTTAGAAAAACACTTGGTATAGATTATTTAGATACGTACTAACCCCAAATATTAAATAGATACTTAGGTTCTAATCCTGCGTTAGCTCCAGCATGCCAGCTCTTTCTATCTGGCCATTGATATACATTTCCTTGTGCTTCGTTATAAAAACACTTATCTTCTACAATAAATGTATGTCCAGGTTTAGGAATATCAATATGACAGTGATATCTTTTCATATCACCTGTAGAATTTAACGTAGCTTCGTCGTCTGTAATATCCCAATGCCATGGAGCAATATCACCAGGTTCTACTTTACTAATCCAGCAATTTATATAAGACGTCATTCCTGTAAATGCCATAAATTTATCAACTACTTCTTTTGAAAACTGTTGCCCTGGAAAAAACATACCCCAACTAGCATTGCCGCCTTCTGCTTTAAATTTATATCCTGCATCTCTAATAGGCTGAACAACCTCATCTACGCCTTCTACTTCATGTCCTACATCATGTCTAGGCCCTATATAGGCAGGCGACACGTTATTAATTTCGAGTATAACAGTATTCCAGTCAATAACATCATTACAATTTCCTATAAATTTAATCATTTAATGCTCCTCCGGGCCAGTCACCTATATTATTTTTTAATGTGTAATTATATGCATAGTCAACATCTAGATAACCGTTTTTAAATATAAATCTATCTTTGTTGTTTATAACACTTTTAAGAATCTTTTCTGATATCTTGTCTTCTTTTGGTATACATGCATGTAAATCCATGATGTGCATTTTATCTTCCTTTATGTAAAATGTATGCGGATAAGCATTAATTTTATAAACATCTATACTTTCTAAATCTTTTAATATATCTTTAATTTGCTGTCGCCAATCACTAGGTAATTCTTTGTTATAATGTAGCATATTATTAATATTCGTATTATACCATTTGAAAGTTATTTGCATTGTTTTAGCATCTACACTTATAATTTCAGGAGCATATGATTTATGACTTACTAATCCTATTCCTCTTAGTTCCATATCAAACCAATATTTTTCATGAAAAGACATTACAAAGATATCATCATTATAATAACCATTATACATTGGAGTAGGTGTACACGCATATCCGTCTATATATTTTTTAAATTGTACTAGGTTATTCATATGTAAGCTCAAAGTTTTCTGGCATTATTTTCTTAATATGGATTAATTCTTCATGAGTAGTATTAAAACTTACAATGTTATTATTTACACTGAACGAATTTATACAGTTGCGTTTGTTTGCTCGATTAAGCCATGGACTTAGTGTTTGATCAAATTGATATCTGCCGTCGACACCTTGCACACGTATTTTTATATTAATACTATTTTGTATATCGGCGTTTGTTAATAATTTTCTTACAACTAGTTGATATCTTGTGCTGTCACTAAAATTTACAGCACTGTGCAATATTCCAGCATCCATGCTATACCACAATCCTAATTGAGTTGTATGAAATGTTTTATTTTCTAAGTCAACTAGATAGTTTAAACCTTCTCCTAATGCTAGATGCCATCGGTCGTCAATATCTGCATGTGCGGTATAACACTTCTCTATATCTAATTTAATGATGCGAGCTTCACCAATAACAGTTTGATTTAAACTATTAAGCAGTTGTTCCCAAGGGGTGTTTTTAAACTGTGGTTTAATAACCCATGGATCATAAAAAAATGATCCAGTGGGTTCGTTTAAACTAGTTTTGAAATCGTTTGTATCAAAGCTGTCAATAGCTGCTTTAATAAGAGAAATACTTACGGTACAATTAGTGTTTACGATCATAAAAGTATTTATAATCGTGGTTTAGTAACTAATTATAAATTGATTAGAATAAATCAGTCCAAGCTGTGCCGTTGTAGCATTGCAATTTATTTGTTGCTGTAAGGTATATAATCATGCCTGCTGACGGTGTTGGTATTGCAGCATCTCTAGCGGCAATGTCAGCATAAGGTGTAGCTTTAAATGTAGGCACTTCAAATGTGCCTCTAGAATCTAAACTACCGTATGTGCTATAGTTTCCGTCATGATCGTGTAACGTAAACAGCAATTTTCCTGGTAATGTATTAGTACCTGTAACTGTATCAATTTGTGTACTAATAAGTGTTTTTGTTTGTTCTACAGAACCATCCCATGCTACGCCGTTAAATGATCCAATTAAGTCGCCTACTACTACTGTTAGCGGAGCACCTTTAACACCTTTTGCACCTACTACAGACATGAATGCCATATCTTCGTCACTACTTGATACACCATACTTATATTGTAAAAATTGATTACCTTCAAAAATTACAGTATTTTCAAGTGATGAAGTAATAGTATTACTTTCTAGTGTTAGTGTTCCGTTACCAATTTTAAACTGATCAGCATCAACAAATATAGTAGTAGAATCATCACTAAGCACTGAACCAGTAAGATCGCCTTGTAAGTTAGTTGCTGTTAACGTATCTGTAGTTGAATTATAAATTGTACTACTATTAGCTTCGTTAACAATATTTCCTTGTAGTGCAATTGACTCTACAGTAAGTTGTTGATCAATAGTTGCGCCACCTGTGTATACATGTTGCCATTGACGGTTTTCAGTACCTAATGTATATGCTTGTGTTTGTGCTGGACGTAAACTAGAGTTAATAACTCCGCCTACTGTAATACTATCATCGTCTGCATCACCTAAACCAATGTTACCAGTTGCTGTAATAGTGCCATCAATGTTAATATTGCCAGTGCCAGTAATATTATTGCTGTTAAGATCTAAATCACCACCTAGTTGTGGAGTAAGGTCGTTAACTAAGTTATTCTCTATTGGCCCAACTAATATGCCACCAACAGCGGCACCATCACCTACATAAAGTTTTTTGGTGTCTGTTGCATATATTAATTCACCCTGTAATGGGGTTAAAAGCTGTCTTTCAGCTTCAGTGCCTCGTCTTAATCTTAAAGCCATGTAAGTACTCCTGGTATCGTTCTTATAATGTATTTATGCCAAACACAAAAAGTTACTTTCGTTTCTTCATAAATGTACGTGTACGAGCTTGTATATCTTTCTTTAATCGCACAGTATCTAGCCTAAAATCTACATTATCAATAGCATCATCATATTGCCGAAACAATTCTTCTAATGTAGATTCAACATTTTCGTCTGCTGTTTGCCGTTTAGATTTTGCAATATCTATCTCCCAAATTTTACCATCTTTAAAAGATACAAGAACTGAATGAAGATATTCTAATGGAACAACTTCAATGTCTATATCTCTAAAGACTTCGGGCCAATGGTCAATTACTTCAACTGGCAAGCGAGATTCGGGAGGCGCTTTTTTAGGCACCCGACTTGGAAGTCTTCTTCTTGGCTGTTGCTTTTTTAGTTGGCACTAGCTCTTCTGCTTGTCGACGTAGTGCAGCAGCCTCTTTACTAAGTCTGTCAGCTTGTGATCTATACTGTGCTGCAATCTGATCATCTGATAATACACCGTCTTGTGGTGCTTGTAGTGTTTCAACTTGTGCTTCTGACTTTGGCTCAGGAATTTCATTAACTGAAGCTACTGATTGTGTTTGTGATGTCTTATCTTTAACGGCCAGGTCGTCAACACTAACACCTTTTTGCTGTGCAATTATTACATTAAGTTCATTTAACATAATTTTTGTTTTATGATCTGGTGTCATTTCAACATCTTTAGTTAACACTTTAACCATCTTACCTGTTTTGTGCAAACGTGCAAGCATATTACTACCATCAGATAGTCTTGATCTTGCCATTACATCAGCAAGTTCTTCAGCTGTCTGGCCACTATTAGATTCTACTAATTTCATTAGCGAGTCGTGGTCTGCTGCTTCTAAATTTTCTGTTGTTACTACAATAGCACTGTCGCTATCGCCTGGAACAGTTCTGTATGCAACTATTACTTTTCTTTGATTGTTAGCCATTCGGCCTACGTGTTTAAGCATTGCCATTATTATTCTCCTGCTGACTCTGCAGCTTCAGGTGCGCCTTCAGGCTGTGCTTGCTGTTGCGCTTGAACTGCATTAAGAAATGATTCTAATTTATTGTAAACTTGTCCAATAGTAACCATTTCGTTTGGTTTAAAAGCACCGCGTTGACTTGCAACATCGATGATACTCTTTAAAGCACCAAGGTCATTAATTGTTAATTCCTGTGCTGGCGCTTCTTGATTTGTATTTTCTTCGCTCATTGTATACTCCTATAATTTTATATGATGTGCGTTACTATATTTACTAGTATTTCAAATGTGGACACGCCAAAGTGAAATAAGATAGTTCTTTAGGATCTTCAAATCCTACTTTAATACAAGTAGTAATTTGATTACCGGTGTTTTGATTTTTGATAGACAATGCTTTACCTACATAGTATCGACCTTTTAAGTGTTCAACAATCCATTTTGATAAAGCGTCTTCAATGTTATATGTCATGGGTATAACAATAAACTCAAAGTGCGCTGCTGGCACTTTGAGCTTTCTTAAATTAAAAAAATTTAATGCGTTAGGTTCCTTTAGCTTCAATGCATTACCTCATAATGTGCTGTTTGACCAAATGGTGCTTGTAAGCTCTTGTCATGATGTGAGTGAATAACAAATACTGTGTCACAGTAGTCTTCGTCACCCCAGCTATCCCATGCATAGCCATCTGTAAACATTAAGAACTTCTTAGGCTGTATATCATGTTCTTTCATGTATTTCCAGTTAGCCATAAAGTCAGTACCGCCGCCACCAATGATTTCGTATTCGGTAATCTCACGACCATCTTCTGCTGAGAAGTCATCTTCGCCATACACTTCTGTATCAAAGCACCAAATTTTAATATTGTAGTCTTTGTACTCATCCATAATGCCTTTGACTTCGCCTAAGAAATCTTCAGCTTGTGCATTGCCTATTGAACCACTCATGTCAATAGCAATACAAATATCAATTGTTTGATCAAAGTTCATACCAGGCAATATTGCTCCGCTCATTTGTCCTTTACGTGATGGACGGCTAAACGTGTAATCACTTTTAATAGTTGATTGAATCTGTTGCTGTAACAGTTCACGCCAGTTCATTTTAGGCTCTGTTAACTGTTTAATCATACGTTGCACACCTGCAGGAGTATTTCCTGCACCTGCACTTTGTGCGGCGTTAATAGTAGCTTCTTTAATTTCGTCTTTAATCTTTTTAATTTCGTCTTTAGAAAATTTAGGCTTAGTTTTACTAATGCCGTTTCCGTTTACGTCCTTGTCCTCGCCAGCATCTCCACCATTGCCGTCGGATTCATCTCCGTCCATGTCAAGATGTTCGTCTAGCATCTCGCCCATTTCTTCAAGTTGTTTCATAAACTCTTCGCCGTTCTTCTTTGCTTCTTCAAACAAATCATCGTATACAGCTTCTGAAGTCCATTCTTCATACTTAAAGTCTTGATAGCAATCTACAATGCTAGGAATATCACCAATACGATCACGTACTAGTGTATTGTTTACAATGTAATCAGCGGCAATATTGTAAAGTTTAGGATTACGATCACCTCTTCGACCTAAGTGATCAAATACCATATGTAAAATTTCGTGCGCAATAACAAACTCAATTTCTTTGTTAGTCATTGCATTAAAGAATTGTGTATTGTAATATAAGTTACGACCATCTACAGCGGCTGTGGGTAACCATTCATCTGCCGCTAGGATCTTTAAGCGTGTAGCCATGTTACCAAAGAAAGGATGTCGTAGTAGCAAACCTACTCGTGCAACAATGATACGATCGTATACTTCTACACGCATATCATCTAGTTGCTCAGGTGTAATAGTTGGATCAGGTTGCCAATTTTTTAATGTACTTGCTGTCTTTTCTGTAGACATTTGCATTGCTACATACTGTGGTAAAAAATCTAACATATTGCGCCTCTCATTGTTTTAACTTATGTATTTATTATAACACATTTACACTAGATGTCAAGAGAAAAGTGAGCTCCGAAGAGCCCACTTTTTATACATTTATGCCTGTTGAGCAGCATTAATATACTTGCCATAACGTTCGTGGAATTCATCAAAGCACTCCACTTCGTCTGGGTCAATGGGTAATTGGTACTGTGTTAGTGCGAGCTTAATGCCCATAACAACTAATTCAGTATCAAAGTTATCCATTGAAAAGCGCAGGAAGTTGTTAACTTTGTCATCAAACTTCTTATCGTTAGCGTCTGATGCTTCTTTTAACTCGTAGCAAAGAGACACAGTCAAGGAATACATAGCACTGATTTCTTTTGTCTTCATCTCCTTTACTTTTCCTGCTAAGATTTCAGTTGGATTAGGCATGCTCGACGCAACCTTGCGATGAGCCATAAACTTGACAGCCAAGCCTTCACCAACTGCACCACTAACTAAGTCAGTAGTAGTGTTTTCATCCAATTCGTCTTCTAGCAATTCACTTACAAACGACCAGCTACGTGGTGTTGCAAATGAACGACTTGGTGACTTTGGATCGAAATCATATAAGTCTTTCTTACTAAAAGTAAGGAAGCCTACAACATCTTTGTGTATGTTGTTGTTTATGCTCCACTGGAACCAATCGTCAAAGTTAACGGCAAGTTCTAAGTGGATGAAGCGATTAGCTAACGGAGCAGGCATACGATATGTAACACCCTTGTCAGCTTCGCGGTTACCAGCTGCAACAATCATTACGTTGTCTGGTAATTTGTATTGTCCTACACGACGATTAAGAATAAGTTGGTATGCTGCGGCTTGTACACTTGGTGCCGCTGAGTTCATTTCGTCTAAGAACAATGTAATGTGATCGAACTGTGCCGCAAACTCTTCGCTTGGAAGTTCGCTAGGCGCACCCCAAACCATTGTACCTGAGTTGCTGTCGAAGTACGGAATACCTTTAATATCTGTAGGTTCCCAAAGCGACAAGCGGATGTCGATTAAATGTGAATTAGAAAAGCTATCGCTAATCTGTCTTACGATGTCAGACTTACCAATACCCGGAGGTCCCCAAAGGAAGATCGGACGCTTCTTTTTAAGAGCGTGTTTAATCGAAGCCTTTGCTCCGTTTGGGCTAACCGTACGTGTTGCTGTATCCATCATAGTGTATTCCTCTTATATGTTATCAGTGCTAATTTCTAACTTTATATATACAGTATACACTAATTACAGCAGATGTCAACCACTATTTTTAATTATTTTGTCTTTTCATTGCCTTTGTTAATCCATATTTGCGTATATCACCTGAGAAAAGGTGTAGCTCTAATGCTTTCTTTTCTTCTGTTACAGTTATACTTCTCGAGCCCATATAGTACGGACAAGTAATAAATTTATCTAAGAAGATAATAGTTTGTGTGGTTATATGAAAGTCTTTTGGATACGGCACATCGTATGTAGATAGTTGTAAATCTTCTACAATAACACGAAGTCCTTCATCAGTTAGGCGTAATCCGCCTTCGTCCTTTGCACGAGTATTTTGCCACCACTGAGGCATGTATTCCTTGAGAGTAGCTTGAGTGACAGCTATATTCAAATTCTTTAAGAAGATCTTTGTATACGTGTCTTTCCAGTTCATTGTTCTTCAAGTACTAATTCGCCTTGAGTTAACTTCATAACAGTAAACTCGTCGCAATTAAACATTTCATTTAGTTTTGATGCAAGATTGTGTGCATGTCCGGGATTGGAGAAACTTACTTTTTTATACTTTGGCCCAGGATAGTTTGTGAGTGCATTTGCACTTTTTAGGTTAAAAGGTTTACCTTGATAGAACACCGCCCAAATTGCCTCAGCCAGGAGCACTTGCTCACTCTTATAGGTCTTCTTATCAATGTTTTCTAATAACACGGTTGGTTTAGGTCTGCTCATACGTAATTCCTTTAATTAACTACGTATATATTTATCTCTTTTTAGTTATATATGCACTTAACTAATAGCAACACCAGCCGGTAATAATGTATTTTGTTTCTGTAGGAGCAGGTACTCCGTGATGATAGTGTGTCCAACCAGCAGGCCAAATAACAGTAAGTCCGGCATTACTAGGCGTAACAACATCTTGTTGAGTAAACATAGTTCCACCACCGTCTTCAATAGTAGTAAGGTATGTCATATAAGATAAGTGTCGTTGTGCGTGTTCAGGATATCCGTCATTTTCACAGTGTGCTACACTGTACGCATCATTAGGTTTGTATACTTGAATTCTCGGCCTAGTAAATCCCCAGGGCTTGATATGTTGTACTGACTTAGGATATTTGTGTGTATAGTGCTGTATGGTATCAATAAGTTGTTCGCAATATTCTTCACATAAGTCATTGTCAAACTCACCTAGGTCAGCCCATGAATATTGTCTAGGCTCGTCATGAGAAAAACTAGTCAAATCATGGTCGTATTTGTCAACTATACGCTGACAAAGGTTAGTACTAGTATACCAACCTCCTATAAAATCATTAGTTAAAAGCTCATGTTCTACCAACTTTGGCCGCCATCTAGTTGTACTTGTACAACATTATCTTCTTCTGCTTTCTTTATTAGCAGGGCCTCTAAGTCGCCGTTTAAGCGTGTCATTACTTCGCCTAGTGTAAAAGCTAGTCTTTTAGCTGTTTGAATATCTATTTTAAGTTCTCTTGTATTAGAGGCATCAGCACCTTTTACAGCATTAATAAATTGTTGTATTGGTAATGTGTTTAATTGATTATCTTCCATGGTGTTTCCTTTATTGTATAAAAAACATTTGATTTAGTCTGTGTAAGTCGTCTACATATTTTCCCGGCTTCATGTAGGGATGATGATATAACCGTGAACTGTATAAAATAAATCTATTGTATTTCATTTCTGCTAGATACTCTAATTTCCAGTCTCCGACACTATCTGTTACAAACTCGTTATGCGGCTCGGTATCAGTAACTGACTTACGTAGCTCGCTTCCGTTTCCTGTAAACTTGTTATTAAAAGAATAAAAGCCAGTACCGCCTTCGCACTCTTCCGGTGTGTTTAAAAATACAGTACCTGCAAATGCATTTGGATCAATATGATCAACATGTGGTACTCTTGCTTTGACCCATTGGTCCTGCATAACATTAACTATAAATGTTGCGTTTGCTAGTTTTTCATTAAGATATTGTTCGGGCATCTTACTCCAAGTACTAGGCCATACTTCTTTAATCAAATGATCAAACACTGGACCAAAGTGTGCTAGTGAGAATATTGAATCTATTCTACCACCTGGAAAGTTATTCACTAATGATGCCGAATTAAAACATGGTGGTATATCTAATGCTAGTTGTCTAACAGCATCAGGGTTAGCATATAAGTCGTCTATTATTACTATAGGCCATTCACCAACTGAGCCTAATCTAGTTACAGACATTTTTAGATCAGGATTAAGTTTAAATGTTTCTAACTCATCTATGATCTTTTTATGCATTTAGTACCTCTGGAATAAATTTAGTTGCTATAAGTTTGTGTGCTTCTACATTGTAATGCACTTCGTCTTGTAGCATAGTAGCTATATCTATATTTAAGTTATCTTTAATCCATGTTTCTGCTGATGTAGTAAACAACTTTGTTTGCGTTAATGGCACAAACGATTCTAATATATTAGGTAATTCTACATGGTCATTTATACGCCATATGTATACTGGAATGTCTAACGTTTTACACATACTATCAATAAGTGCAATATCCTTACAATATTGTTCGTATACTAAATGAGTTAATACTTGATGATGTACTACAGTATTATAATACTCTTGGGTATCTCCGGGCCAAACCTTTGGTATCCAGTGTTGTGGCCACTTTTGATTTCCACTAGCTAAGTTTGCGCCATTAAACTTAACTTTGTCACTCCATTCGACTATGCTATAATCTATAGTAGAAAAATCAGTGTGTAGTACAAAGTTTTCCTGTTCTTCGTGTGTCGCTAAAAAATAGTCATTAGGTAGTTGGGTAAATCCAAGTTCGTTTGAATGTCCCATTTTCCATCGATCCCAGTGTGTTGTTTGTATTACTACTTTGTCAATATCTATATATTTTCTAAACATACTAGATATCCATCGAGGATATACTGAGTTAGGAGCGCCAGGATCAGCATAAACTACACAAGGTGCAATCTCTTGTGAATAGATTCTTCCGTAACAGTTATCTGAACCAAAGTAAGGTTCGTCTATTTTATGTGCCCAGTAGCCAGCCGAATGGCTGTCGCCAACAAATAAAGTTCTACCTGGCATTTGCGCGACTCAGCTGCTGACGCATTTCTAAATCGGTTTTGAACGGACCTTCAGTTTCATAACGTTCAACAGTAATAAGTTTAGGGCAAAAACTCTTTACCCAACCCTTGTCAAACCTAATGATAAAATAACCTGCACAGTACAAGCTCTTAGACTTTTTGCTTTTTGTAAATAATGCAAGACGTTGCTTAACATCGAACATTGGATTATACGGAGCGCAACTAGTGCTAAATCCGTAAATTTCAAATTCTTTAGGCTTGCTGTCGACTGTCTCTATTGGAGACCAAGTAATGTCGGCATTTAAATTTTTAGTTAGTGCTTTGATATTTTTATAAAACCTAGTACCTGTATTATTTGAAGAATACATTAACTGACTGTCATCGCCGATACTTAGTGTAGCAACCTTTTCGCCCTCGCTTTCAACAATCCAAAACTTGTTCTTTAATATTTCTTTTGCACTTAATTTCTCTGTCATATTATGCTCCTTGATATTTTGCTTGCAAAGGTGGCGCAAAGTATTGTGCCTGGTCAGCAACTCGTTGCATGTCCCACTTTGCACAGAACTTCATAAGACGCATGCCAACTTGTGTAATGTCTTTAGGTTCTACTTCTGCAATAGTTGTATTAATTATGTCTCTAATGTCTGCAGGTTGTGCTGACAAGTCACACAACACAACATTGCGATTATAGTCATCTAGCACACGATGCTCTGTGCCATTATGATCAGTCCAACGCTGTAGCATCATGTTGTTCCAGTTGTAACCTTTTGTAGTCTTATCTTCGTATGCTTCAATAAGACCTACTTTGTTCTTAGTACCTTTCTTACGTACACCAGGGTAAGCACTAAACACGTTATCACTAGTGTCACCACGCATACACTTCTCAAACAACATAAAGTCAGGTAGCGGTGCAGGCTTAGGCTCTTTAGTCTTCTTATCAATTACACGATCGCCTTTGTCTGTAAAGTAACCTTCGTGTGTAATTGTAGTGTTACTAACACCATTGTACTGTTTACAGTTAGGTGCAATCAATTGTGCAAAGTCACCGTCAGTACTAATAACAACATGATTGTCATTAGGATGTGCTTGTACCCACCCAGCAATAAGATCATCTGCTTCTAGTTGCGGATGACGCATCACTGTACAGTTAGTTTTTTCTGTAACAAAGTTTTTAAACTCGTCAAAGATCTCCCAAAACGCTGTATCTTCTTCTTGCTCACGTTGTGTAAGTGCATCACGAGCAACTTGCCTATTACGCTTGTAAGGCTCATAATAGTCCTTACGCCAGCTACGACCTTCTAAGCAAAATACAACATGTGTACCGTCAAAGTCTTGCCAAGCCTTCTTAATACTGTTTAATGTAATGTGTAGTGCCATACCTACTTTAGTATCTAAGTCGCCACGTACAACGTGCCGAGCTCTAAAGAAAGTGTTTGCTGTGTCTACAAGAATGTAAGTTGCCATATTATGAACACCCCGATATACATAATGAGAACAAGTCGCCATTCTGTACGAATGCAACAAGTAGTGTAATGCCTAAAATTTCTAACATAGTTCTGCCTTTGTATAATTTATAGTACTATTATAACACCAGATCTGGCTTGTGTCAATCATTAACTTACTTCACTTTTGCCCTTATCAATAGGCACAACATTAATATATCCTGCACCTCTTGATGTATCCATACCTTCTTCGTCTAACATATTATATACAATATCTCTAAACCAACGGTCTACAATTTCTTCTTCAGGATCGGCTTCTTCTCCGTATCCATTTCGAATTAGATCTTTGATAAAGTACTTGTTCCAATCGAGTTCAAAGAATCCATTTCGAATGTTATCTTTGTTTACTTGCATATCAAGTACATTAACCCAAGGTTGCTTCTTCTTAGTAGCATAAGCCTTCGGGTCTTTTTTCTGCAAGACTTCTAAAGAATCTTGTTCGACACGTGCCTTTTCTTTAGCAATGCGTGCCTCCTCTTTATCAAGTCCTGTTAATTTTTTTAAAAAGTTTTTCATATTAGTCCTTTTTCTCTTAACTTTTCATCAAGAGGTTTGTTAATAGTAGCTTTCATTGCTTTTTCGTGTTGTGCATTTTTATATTCTCTCAATTTATCAAGTTCCCCAGGCATTTCCGAATAATGAGATGTGGAGTCTTGGAGTAAATCTCCATCCTCTTTCCATACACGCTTCTGCGACATCTTTAACATTGAGGGAATATTCTTCAGAGCGTCCGCCCATTGGCATAAGATATACCGGACATTCCACCCCGGCACTTCTGTAAGCGTCCACAGCTTTTGTAACTTCGTCAAAGTCGTCATTAGTAGCCACAACAAACTTAAGATAAAGTTCACTACCAGTAACACTGTTATACTCACTAGCAATATTAGGTTTAATAGCAGTCTCCCAAGGTTCTCCTGAGACACTAAGTTTTGGGGAACAGCTCCAAGTGACCTCAAGTCTGTCGCTATTATTGAGATAGTCTCGGAGACCGTCGTGTAAGTGTTGTGTAGTATTTGTTTCAAATGTAACATTTTTTAAGTCCTGCATTCTTGGATGCTCGAATAGTTCAACGTACAATCGCTGCCACGCTAACAAAGGTTCGCCACCTGTCATAATTAAATGGATATCCTGTCCGTTATCCATTGTCCACTTACCTTCTGGAGTAAGTGATAGCAAATGTTCGACTACTTCATCAACTTCTGCTTGTTTGTTAAAGTCTTTAAACTCTGGATAGATACTTGCGTATGTATCACAGCCTGTATGTATAATAGGCAAGTCATTAAACTCTTTTGTAGTTTTATGCACATCATTTGCAATTAAGTCAGCAACTTCTTGATTGTGTATAATACCCTGTTTTTGTTTCTCGTCACGCATTGGCTCGTTCTTTAAGCCAAAGTTCATACAACGAAAGTTACAACCGAATGTACGTAAGAATACACTAGGTACTCCTACAAACTTGCCTTCGCCTTGTACGCTATAAAACGCTTCTGAATATCTAAGTTTCATTAGCAGCTAAACTCCTGTTGTAGTTTGATGTTGTCAAAGAACTCTTTCTTTGTACCTGCATCATGTTTAAATGCACCTTTAAGTACAGTTGTTTGTGTAAGACTACTGTGTGCCATAATGCCTCTGTTCTCACAACACCCGTGTGTTGCTTGAATATACACACCTAAGTGTTCTGCATCTGTTGCCGCTTGAATCTCACGTGCAATATCATTTGCAAGTTCTTCTTGTAGTGTTCCACGTCTAGCACACCATTGCGCAATACGTGTGTACTTGCTTAGACCAATTAATTTGTCTGCGGCAATAATACCAATGTATGCAATACCTACTACTGGCTGGTGATGATGCGAACACATACTCTTTAGTTCCGAACGCACAACTAACATACCTTCATAACGATCATCGCTGTCGTTTGGAAATGCAGTTGCACTAGGTGCCGCATCATAACGTCCTGCCATAATCTCATTGTAGTACATTTTAGCAAGGCGATGTGCTGTGCCTTTGC